GAAAGTTCTGTCTCTGCGTCTAAACCATGGATTGCCTTCATGTCCTGAGCCAGTTCCATTGTGTACTCAGCTTTCAGAGCACGGGAAACGGCAGTAACAGTTGACTTCTCAATTGAGAAAGCCATCTCTGCGAAAGCATTAGTAGAACTATCACCCAAAGCTTCACCTTGAGCAGTAGTCATACCTGTTGGCGACAAATAAGTACCCGGCGAAGCATCGTTCAAGATTGCTGGGTTGCTACCTGTCATGGCCGAAGAAGTCAGGTTACCAGCAGCATCATCATTAGAAATACCACTGTCTGCTTCGTCAACCAGAGCCTCGGCACCATTCATGGAGGTGTACGAGGAACGCATTGCGAAGATTAGTCCCGTTGGACCTGTCATTGGCTGTACGCCGCAAACATCATACGCAATTAGGTTTGGCATGGCACGACGAACTAGGGAAATAAGAATTGGATCCCATGTGTCGAACTGTCCACCAGTACTATTGGTAGGAGCTGCCTCTGAAAGAAAACTACGATCTTCCTTCAGTGCCTTTTCTTGGTTCTCAAGAATAAGAGTGGTAACTGCCCGCTTATAAGAATCCTCGATCCTAGGAAGATCGGGGTGTTCTAGGACTGGCTGCCACTTTTCTTGTAGATGTTCTGTTTGAAACATTTTGTTTCTCCTTTTAAGTTACATCTGTTAATATAATGTTTTATGCACTCGCCTTATGATTACGACTGATTGCCGACATATACGTTTTCATGGCATCTGTCGTATCAACGTCCTGTGCGGTGCTACCATCTTCATCATCTAGAGATTGGTCAACTACGGTCCTTGGAAAATAGTTGTCCTTCAAAGTATTAAGCTTATCACGGAAAGATTCTTCATCCGCAAAAGCTAAATCTTCTGTAAGAGACTTAAACTTCTCAATTTCAGTATCGGCCAAATCTTCAGAAACTTCAGAAATAACCTGTTCACGAACTAGTTCAGATTTATCGGTGCTGAGGTCAATATTCTTTTGCATCTCCTCATTTAACCTACCTTCTAGTTCAGAAATCTTTTCAGACTGAGCTTCCAGAACATCATACTTCTCGTCTGGAACATCAATGTAATGGTCTTCAAACAATTGTTTCAATCCAGAAATAAAGTCTTCTGCAATCTCGCCCTTCAAACCACGCTCGATTGCCAACTCATTTTCCTTAGTCCATTCCTCAACAACATAGTTGAGATATGTATCAACCTTTTCAGAAAGTTCTTCTTTAATAGACTCAATGGCAACATCTTTTTCAGTGTTCAATTCGTCATCAATACGTTCAATCTCTGAGCGTACCCGTGACTTAACTGCGGCTTCAAAAATTGTTGCAGCCTTAACCTTGAATTCTTCTGAAAGAGAATCGTCAGCATTAACCAAAGCTTCTACATCTTCCTTGACAGAGATATTCTTAATCTTGTCTTCAATCTCTGCTTTGGCACTTTCAAGCTTCTGTAATGCTTCTTCTGTCTCAGCATTCTCAGTCTCTTCAAGTTTCGAAGCATGAGCAGCAATCATCTCTTCGATGTCTGCCTTTTTCATCTTGGCAATATTCTCAAGATGCTGTGCTTTAGTTGCCTTTTTATTTTCTTTGAGTTCTTTACCGGCGTGATCGATTTCATCACCAGCAGCAAGCTTCGACGGACCAGCATTTTTTCCAGCACCAGGCTTTAGTTTCTTCTCATCCGAAGTACCTGTAACCTTTTCTGCATTATCAGGACTACCTTCGCCCTTTTGAGCAGGATCACCGGAAGCCTCATCGCCTTCATCGCTGGCTTTCTTGCCAACAGCATTCTTCTTTTGGGGGTCAGCGTCATCGGCAGTATCACCACCTAAATCTTCAACTTCACCACCGGGAGTTTTGCCGTCAACCTTGTCAGCTTTCTCAGCAGGAGCAGCACCCTTCTTTGCGGGATTTTCTGCTTCTTCTAATTCTGCTAGAACTTCAGCTTCAAGTTCTTCAATTGTTTGTTCTAATTCAGACATAGGGTGTCTCCTTACCTTTTGTGTTATTATATTTATAAATTAAAGTTTTTTGAGGAACTTAGCAAACTCTAAGGCCTCAACTTTTGCGTCCCTCTGACGTTTTTTAACGTCAAATTTCTGCCGTAATTCTACAAGTTCCGCTTCGATTAATGCTCCATTGTTCCAAACCCACTCTTTTCCTTCCATGATACCTTCTACAAAGGCATTTGGTGCGGAAGGATCTGCAACAATATCAGCAGCAGTTGCGAGATAAAAGTCATCTCTTACATAGTTCGCACCCCTCTTTTGGTCCAAACTACCCATTCCTCGTGAAGAAACACCCAATTTAGCACCCTCATCCATGAGATTTTTTACAATTTTTCCCATAGGAGTTTCTAAAATCTTTGCTTCTCCAATAAAATTCTTGCCATCAGGAGCCAATGAAGTAATCATATGTGACACTCGCTCCAAATTAACAGTAGGTCCGTCTGGATGACCCAATTCACCAAAGGCCCTCTTCTGTTGAATGAAATTTTTGTTATATTTTGTAACTTCCTTCTGCAAAACATCCATAGGATATACTCTACCATTACGATTTTTTACGTCAGCCTGCATGAAAACACCACGAATTTTGTAGTTTTTCTTGCCGGATTCTTTTTCTTCACAAATATATTCTATGTCTTCTATTGCTTCTGAAAATAATTTTACTGTATGCATGATGCATTTATCCTTATAGACCGGGGTGTCCCTGTACAACTTCTTCTACGTATATAGCTGCATCTGAACTTGCGGTTTCATTAATTGCTGAAATTGAAAAGTTGGAACGTAATGTTCCTGATGTAAAGGTTCCTGTTGATGTTGAATTCGGGGCAATTGTAATTGTAGTACCCGAAACAGCTGTTACATTTACATTTGTTATTAGGGTGTTCCATGCTGCCACACTGCAATCTTTCATTGCTACTTGATCACCGGCAACAAATCCATGGTCAGATACACTACCAACAGTACTTAAAACTGCTGGATTAGCATTTGTTGCTGAATCAATATGAATAGATAGGGGGCGTTCTTCTGGAACTATAGTGATAGAGGTTCCGCCCTTTAAGTAATGTCCAGTAGTAGCAGTGACTGCTGTTCCTTCATTAGTAATTCTAACAAAACAATCATTGCCGCCATATTCACTAACCCTGTATGCACCACCGGGGGATAGTGTTGTAAGATCAAGTGCATGAGCAGCATCATCGCCCATTGTTGTGGAAGTAATTCCTCCACAATGTCTAATTAATTTAAAAGCCATTATTCACTACTCCTAGATTGATAACATTTCTCGTTCAAAATAGCTCATAAGTGTCTTTTCAGGCACTTTGAACTTTTTTGCTATACTTTGTATAGTTTTCTCGAAAGTATTTAGGAAATCCGAAGGTTTAGCATCCATAACTGTAAAAACTTGATCAACAGCCTCCTTCATCTTAGGAGAAAGTTTCTTATACTCCTTAGATTTCTTATGTTCTTCCCTCTCAACAACAGTCGAGGTATATAATTCCTCAAGCGTCTTCATCAGCAGTTTCTACTTTTTCCGCATTAGACACAAAAGATTTTGAGAGCTCTTTTCTTTTTGTTTCTAAGGCATCACCAACCTTAGAAGAAATTGTACTTTTAAATATCTTCTCTGCTTCTACATTATCTCCTGATACAACTGCATCTACAAATTCTTTGGTCATTATTTTTTCCTTTTCTTAACAATAAATGCCGGATCAGCATCTTCTGGGTCATATTCTGCTGCTTGTGGAGGCGGAGCGCCAGGAGCTGGTGCTGGCGGAGCATCCGGGTCTGTTCCCGTCGCAGCCATTTTTGCTCTATCGTCTGCTGACATTTCTGGGTCGATGGGGATTCCATCAGGTCCAGTTGGAATTCTTTGAATACCATCACCACCTGGCGGCAAGATAATTCCACCATCCATTGGATCAGTCTCAGTCTCTTTCTTAATCTGATCACGCATCTCCTGAATTTCTGTATCAGTCATACGCAATACTTTCTTCAATACATATTCTTTACTGAAAAATGTTCCAATATATGCCTCAACTGTTTGTAGTTGATTAAGTCTATTTTCTAAAAGTTCTGCATCTTTCAATTCTGCAAAATGGCCGTCCGCAAGATAATCATATTGAAGATGTTCTTGTATCTCCGGCCAATCTTCTGGAGCAATAATACCTTTCAATAACAATTGTGTTTTAAGAATATCCGTAAACATTGGAGAAAACTTTTTGCGAATACGTTGTACGAATTTCGTAAATTTAAGTTCATCTCTTGTTATTTCTGTTGTACGCCCAAGACTAAATCCGCTCTCTGCTTCAAGTCTTGAAATAGGTACATTAAGTGAACGATATAATTTTGTACGGAAATAAGTGATATCATCAATTTCACCAAGATTGGAACCACCAGGCAGAGTGGTAATTTCTGTACCCCTACCACCTTCACGGCGAGGAAGCCAGAAATCTTCCAACATGCTCATGTGATTTCTATCGTCACGAATTTCACCAGTATTAGCATCATACACAAGTTTATTGCGATAACGATTCATCACATCCTTGAGATATTGCTCTGCCTTGATTTTTGGAAGGTTACCAACATCAATATAAAAGATGCGGCGTTCTGGAGCTCGGGAAATACGATAGATGACAAGCGCATCCTCAATCATACGCAATTGATTAACAGGTTTTATTGCTTTATGTAAATAAGAACGAACGGCGCCACTATTACCATCAATCAAACCAGAAGGAACGTAAGTGACAGAATCTTTTGCAATTTTTAATCCTAAATTAGATCCCACGCCGCCAGGCCCAGACAATCCCTTTTCATTATATATAAAATATTCATCAATTTGATCGGCTACTTCAATTCCTTGATGTTTAGGATCAATTTTTGTTTGAACTTCTCTAACCTTTTTAATTTTAGTTGGGTCAATCCATCTTAATTCAGTGATACCTTTTCTTGGATTTTTAGTATCAATAATTTTATGATAAAAAAGTCTACCATCTACATACCAACGCCTGAAAATATCATGGCCTTTTTGTTCAAAGTTAAGCAAGCGCAAAATTTCATTAAATTCTGCCCGAATTTTTCTTTTAATTTTATCTGGATAATGTAAACGATCTAAAGAAACTTCTATTGCTTGATCGTTTTGATTAGAAACAATACCTTCATTTACAATATCTTCAATAGCAGTGTCACATTC